CGGCTGATTCTTGTTGTTCTTGTTCAGCAAGTTTTGTTTCCTGTTCCGTGGCTGCTTCTCGTCTACGAGCAAGTTCAAGGTTTCGTTGACGTTCTTGTTCAGCAGCCATGCGGTTTTCTGCTTCTCGTTGGTATTGAGCTTGCAAGGCCATCTGACGAGCCATCAAATCTTCTTGCCGCCGCATTTCTTGTTCTACGTTTACTTGTGGCATTCCTCCTGATTTACCGCCCATTTAATTCCTTCCTTTCTTGCTGTTCGAATAGCACCCTGAGTTTTGCAACAACCTCTAATTGCCCAGCCTTGAAGCCACGCTCATAGTCCTTTAGCTTTAGATCGCTTGGGTTTAAAGAGATTGTCTTCTCTAGGTAGGTTATCAGGTCTTTCGTCAGGTTCAGGTGTTGTTTCATTATATTGATCCATCTTTAGTTTGTGGATGTAACTTAGACATAATGAAAGGTCAGGGTCCTTGATGGACCCCGCCTTCCACTTTAGCAATAGTTGATCAAGTTTCGTCATGTGCTTTTACCATAATGTTAAGATGAAACTTCTTTTCATTTGGACTTATCTTCTGTTCAAGCAATTGCTCGTAGAGATTATCCAGAAATATCTTAACCATCGCCATGTTATTAAAACCGACATCAAGCTGAGCATCGGTAAGCTTAACTAACTTAATAGTTTCGGCTAACGCCATGTCCATATCGTACTCGGATTCAATAAACATAGTTGACATACGGCACTCCTTAGGTTATCTCGCAGCCCCCTGCTGTACAAGCCAGTGCGCGAGCATTTGTGGTTGTATCTTCTACTTCGTATTGAGATAGAAGAGAAAAGTCTACATTGGTTGGCATGGCTTCATTCAGCTTATTGAAGTCTTCTTCAGTGATTGCTTCGAATGGAGCTTGCTGATATACATGGTTATCCTTCGGCAAGAAAGAAATGCCACTGACTAGATCCCAATGCTTGAACAACCACCCACCTATCTGAAGAAACTCTTCATCGGTATAGTTGACGGTAATACTTGGCTTATGATCGCAATACCAGAGTTGATATGCAAGCCAAAGATTGAGATGCCCGATTGCATTAATCTGATCTTCCGTTACTCCGAAATCAGCTCTGATTGGGAATGAGAATACCAGGGTTGAGTCTGGCTTCATCACACAGGCTTCATGTGGAATGTTGGAATCAATCATAAACTTAGCCATTGGCGAGTTCTTATCCATTCTGATTCGACGGATATAGAACTTGCTGTATCTTGGATGTAACCCAGAAGCCGTACCAGCAACGCAAGAAGTTGTTCCTTCTGGCTTGATGCATGTAATAGACTTTGATGGGCTGATGCCAAGATACTCTGACCACTTCTCATTAACCTTTCTGGAAACAAACTTAAGTCCTTGCAGAAGTCTCTGCAATTCCCCAGGTCCATTACCACCATTGGTTAACTTGTTGTCAAAGATACCAGTCATTGATACTCCAAGCAGTCGTTCTTCCTCGCAGTTGTCCTTGAAAGAAGAATCATTGTTGCTTGCAAAGTATGTAAAGTTTGTCAAGGCACTCTGTAGAGTACCCAGAATTGTAGCGGCTCTGATCTTGTCGATGATATCAGGCGGCTGATCCTCTGGCCTTACGGCAATTGTTGATAGATTGCAGAATTGATTTGGCCTGAGGATGATCTCTGAACATGGGTTGGTCCCAAATTCATAATCATCTTTTCTTCCTGCTGTCTTGGCAATCTTCTGCATTGCCTCTCTATTACAGATGCCCCGCTCTCCTGATCTGGAGTTGTATAGGGCAGACCATTCTTGCATGAATGATCCCATATCTGGTTTGCTAGAATAAACAGCTGAGTTGTTGGCAAGAGCACGGTATCCTCCCTTTTCCCACCAGGGGCCACTCTTGGCGTGGGCCATTTCGTAATCGTTAAGATCAGATAACGAGATCAAAGCCGAGCGGCGTACACCACCCGAGATGATTGAATCCGCAATCTGACATACAAGATCATGTACCTCAATTGGCTTGAGCTTGCGGCCCCGAGCTTCGTAGAATACATTTGCCGTGAACTTAATCAGTCTGATAAACGGCTCAGGACCAGAAGCTCGACCACCAAAGGTCTTTAGTCTGGCTCCTGCTGGGCGGATCTGACTGGTATCTACAGTCAAGTGATGGCCCATGTATAGATAATCTACAAATTGTCTATAGGCATTTGCCCATCCTTCCCGAGAATCTTCTACAACAATACACCTATTGGTCTTAACAATTGTGTCATGAACCGTAGGTAGTTGTTGAACATTCTTTTTCTCAACCGAAAACCCAACACCAGTACCACAAGCTAGGGTATACATGATATTGGATAGGTCTTGGGTAGACTGGATGGCTACATAGCAGCAGTTATAAGCAGCTACGTCATCCTTATCCAAGGCTGGCCCAGCGGTCATCAAAGCCCGCATTGACCCGAATACCTGACGATCCTTCATCATCTCCCGAGCCTTGCCAATCTCCTGCATCTCTTCCAAGGGAACTTTGTTGACCAGATCCAGCCGATCAATCAGATAATCAAAGTATCTGTCAACTGCCTCGCTCCATGTCTCCCGTCTATTCTCTTCTGGTAGCCATCGACAATACTTGTCAACAGCCACGAAGTCTTCAAATACTTTGCTCATAAATATCTCCCTTGTCTAAATCCAAAATGTTTCTAACTCCGTGGTTATTTGGACACCACAGGTTAATGGTATTATTATCCTTGTCATAGTCCCCATGACGAAGGATCCGAACGCACCTAGCTTGAGCTAGGGCAAAATTAGTACGCACCTCATCCTCAGGGCGCTTTTCTTCTGGTCTTTTTGACCAATCTTCCTGGATGTACATGTCCAGAATCCCCTGATCCCACTCTTCCTTGGGGTTGTTTTCAAGGTACTTCTTGGCCTTGGCAGGACCAACCTTCCACAATCCCCAGATGTTATCAGTAGTATCTCCAGTCATCCATTGCTGGTAGAAATACTTATCGGCCTCTTCTCCAGATACCAGGATAGGTTCTGGTTCCTTGTCTGGATTCCAGTGCCATCCTGGGATCTGTCGTAGATCCTTGTCTACAGTTACGCCAATTGCCTTTCCTGACGACACCAGCATTCCAATAAGATCGTCTGCTTCCAGATGATTTACACACCGAACCGTGATGTTCTTGACTGCATAGATTGTCTCCAGTGCTACTGGCATGGAGTCGGGGGACTTGAAATCCTCCCTGTGCTTCTTGTACTGTGGCCAAAACAATCTCCTGTAGTTATTGCTTCTTGGACAGGACATTGCAACGTATAGAGTATCTACCCCAGGTGGGGTCCAGTTCTCTATATCCTTTGCAATGCGACCAGGTAGTTCATCAATGCCTTCCGAGTCTGCCCAGAAAGCAGCCCTATAGGCTATGATGTCACCATCAATAATAGCTTCAGTTGGTTTCTTCACTGTATTCCTCTAATTCAAGATAGCCTTGCTCAAGCCAATCAGGTAAACTTAGCTTAACAATCAGTTCAAGATGCTTAAGGCTTTCGCTGTTGTCCACAACTACATCGAACAACTCACCGTAGTTCTTGTTTAGGTGATTGGTAAGATCATCTTCAACCTCGTTGGCAAGGATTTCACTTTCATGCTTGCGCCAATCAGCATTTGATTCTGATAGAACACGGTCATTGCCATAGAGAAAGATCTGAGTTGCCACTAGGTCACGACCCATGGCAAGTTCATTCATGTACCGTACATCATCTTGAATAATAAGATACTCCCAGTACTTCTTCTCTGTCTTCTTGTTGTCAATCTCTTTGATCATGTACTCTTGGATTAGTTCCATGGTCTTGACAACCCAGTAATCTGGATCCTCTGCCCGTTTAGTTGCTCCGAGTTCCTGACAGAATTCACGGTACTTGGAAGAGTTCTCTTCCTTTGAAATGCCTTCCTTCTCTGCCTGAACCTTGATGGCCTGGGCAAATGGAATAATCACAGGCATGTAGCCTAGTTCAAAGGCTTCATCTGCAATCATCTTGGCAAACGTGGATTTGCCTACCCTTCCCTTACCGCTGATTTGAATAATTCTCATTCTGAATCTCCTGCCAGTGACGAATAATATAACCTAATCCGATGTTTCCTTTGTTGTAATCTACAACCATTGGATGTTCTGGATTACTTGCTATAAACTCGTTTACTTGGCGCATAAAGTAAACTGCATCACTCATTCTTCATCTCCGAATACATGGGCTAGCATCTTATAGAAAATAACTAATGCCGATAGACAGGCAGCCATGAGTAGGATATCTTTCATTTCTTAGCTCGATTCCGAGACTTGGAAGTTACCCTAAGATTCTTTGGAGAATTGTTCTGGGGGTTGCCATCAATGTGGTCGATGTCCTTGCCATCTCCCTTCTTGACTCTACCCTTCTTCAAAGCCTTGCGACGATTCTTGTTTCGCTTGGCACGATTCTTTTTCTCCTCCGTAGAGGATTGAAACTTATTGTATTCGTCCTTATAGTCTCTACTCATTAGTGTGTCTCCGACCAGTTGTTACCAATCTTATATTCTGCTTCGATCAGACAGTTGGACTTTAGGAGTTCTCCCGCAGTCGTTGCTGATTCGCAGAGGATCTTACCGATTTTGTGTGCTACGTCTGGATGACATTCAACCTGAAGCTCGTCGTGTACGGACGCAACCCAGTTGAATTTATCCTGACCAATCTCCATCTTGAGTCTTTGATCTGCAACACAAGCCCAAGCCTTGGCGATATGAGCACCAGAGGATTGCAGCAATGTATTCAACGCAGCATGTTCCTTACGGACATAGACAGGTCGCCAATTGAACGGCTTGACAAAACCCTTGTCGATTGTATCAAACCTGCAATTGTCGATCAACTTCTTTAGTCCAGGGATATTGTTCAGCAGTTTGTTCTTTGTCTGCTTTGCCTTGTATGTGGATGTGTTGATTGTCTTTGCAAACTTCTCGTCACCACCACCATACAAGAAACAATAGATGGCTGTCTTTGCCGTGTTCCTTGAATCAAGTTCCATTGCATTCTGGTTGTGTGTATGGATATCTCCTTCACACACTTCCTTGGCATAGGTTCCATTATCAAATGGATGCAGATAATGTGCAAGCATCCTTAGCTCAAGACCCTTGAGATCAGAGCCTACAAGTACCCAGTTCTCTCGTGGTACAAACAGTGCACGAGCACGGGGATCTGAATGGACTTGCTGGATGTTGGGTTCCTTGCTCGACATTCTACCAGTTACCGCTCCAAGGGTATTGATATAACCATGAATGCGATTATCCCTTGATGTTCTTGCACGGCCTACCCAATCAGATACCTGACTCATCAACTTGACAAGATCAAAGTACCTACACAGAGTCTTTGCTTCTGGATAGTCTAGCTCAGATAGAACTGCATGGTCCACCTTGGGGTTTCCCTTGTCGGTGGTGTTTGGTTCCCAGCCATACTTTTCAGAGAGTCGCTGTGCGATTTGCTGTCGAG